TCAGAACCTTTACCTGGACAATATGGCGGCGACTGGTTTTTACCGGGTGCCCCTGTCCTCTGCACAGGCGGGCGATATCCTGCTGTGCTGCTTTGGCGCATCGGTGGCCAATCATGCCGCCATATACTGCGGCAACGGTGAACTGCTTCACCATCTGCCTGAACAACTGAGTAAACGGGAGAGGTATTCCGAAAAATGGCAACGACGAACGCATTCTGTCTGGCGTCACCGCCACTGGCACGCATCTGCCTTCACGGGGATTTGCAACGATTTGGCCGCCGCCTCAGCCTGTATGTGAACACGGCAGCGGAAGCCATCCGGGCGCTGTCGTTACAGGTGCCGGGATTCCGCCGTCAGATGAACGAAGGCTGGTACCAGATACGTATTCGCGGTGAGGACACGGCACCGGAGGCGGTGTACGCCCGTCTTCACGAACCTCTGGGTGAGGGGGCGGTCATCCATATTGTGCCGCGACTGGCCGGGGCCGGAAAGGGCGGACTGCAGATTGTGCTGGGGGCGGCGGCCATCGTGGGGTCGTTCTTCACTGCCGGGGCATCAATGGCGTTATGGGGTTCAGCCCTGGCAGCCGGTGGTTTTTCTGCCACCACGATGCTGTTTTCACTTGGAGCCAGCATGATTCTGGGCGGTGTGGCCCAGATGCTGGCCCCAAAGGCAAAAACACCGGATTACCGCGCAACGGATAACGGCAGACAGAACACGTACTTTTCCTCGCTGGATAACATGATTGCCCAGGGGAACCCGATGCCGGTGCCTTACGGTGAAATGCTGGTTGGCTCCCGGCGAATCTCCCAGGACATCAGTACCCGTGATGAAGGCGGTGACGGGAAGGTGGTGGTTATCGGGCGGCAGGCATAAAAGCGAAAAAATCCCGCAGTGCTCACGGACAGGAACTGCGGGAGCGTTACGAAGATTGAGTGTAAGGAATTATTCTTATGTCACGACAAAAACATTAACTCAGAGAGGGAGGATGTGCCGTTCTTTTCAGGGAGAAAGGATTTATCGTCCTGAGGAATAAAGGTAAGGGGCCCGCCCCTTACCTGACTGATTATTGAATGATGCCGCAGGCCATTCTCGCACCACCACCGCCCAGGGGCTCCGGATGGTCATGATGGTTATCACCGCCAGCATGAAGCATGAGAGAACGCCCTTTAATCTCTTTTAATGAGTTCAGTCTCGGGGCCAGGACCGGGTAGTTCGCTTTTCCGTCATGCGTCACGAACAGCGCAGGGAGGTCGCCCAGGTGTCCATCCGGAGACCAGGGGCCAAGATGTTTGCCGGTGTTTTTCGGGTCAAAGTGACCGCCAGCCGATAATGCTGCGACCGGTTTTCCGTCTTTCAGTGCCGGGGCGCAATTTCCTTTTTCGTGCACATGAAAACCATGAATGCCTTCAGACAGAGAGTGAAGGGCTGGTGTGAACAGCAGACCGTAGGGGGTCTCCTGAATGGTTATTTTTCCAATGCTGACTTCTTTTCCGTCAGCACTGACAAGGTTCATTGGGACTTCCTGTTCTGCTGCGTATCCGCATGATGCTGCTGTCAGCATGGCAATGGCAGCAATGATTTTACATTTCATAAAACCCTCATTAATTCCGTTAACAGACTGAGCTTGCTGGTTACAGGGTAACAAACAGCGTTCTGATGATATCGCGCAATAGCTGTGCAATATCCTATCACTGCGATTAATAATACCAATTGAGAGGAACATTATGGGTAAAGGTGGCGGCAGGGCGCACACGCCGGTTGAGGCAAAGGACAATCTTAAGTCCACGCAGATGATGAGCGTGATTGATGCCATTGGTGAAGGGCCGATTGAAGGTCCGGTGAAGGGGCTGCAGAGTATCCTGGTGAACAAAACCCCGCTGACGGACACGGACGGTAATCCTGTGATACATGGTGTGACAGCGGTCTGGCGCGCCGGGGAGCAGGAGCAGACACCACCTGAAGGCTTTGAGTCTTCCGGAGCTGAAACCGCACTGGGCGTGGAAGTGACGAAGGCAAAGCCGGTGACGCGCACCATTACATCCGCGAACATTGACCGCCTGCGGGTCACCTTCGGGGTGCAGTCACTGTTGGAGACCACCTCAAAGGGCGACCGTAATCCCTCTTCTGTCCGACTGCTGATTCAGTTGCAGCGTAACGGTAACTGGGTGACGGAAAAGGATGTCACCATTAACGGCAAGACCACCTCGCAGTTTCTGGCGTCGGTGATTCTGGATAATCTGCCTCCCCGTCCTTTTAACATCCGGATGGTCCGGGAGACGGCGGACAGCACCTCGGACCAGCTGCAGAATAAGACGCTCTGGTCGTCATACACCGAAATCATCGATGTGAAACAGTGCTACCCGAACACGGCGATTGTGGGGCTGCAGGTGGATGCGGAGCAGTTTGGTGGCCAGCAGATGACGGTGAACTACCATATCCGAGGTCGCATCATCCAGGTGCCGTCAAACTATGACCCGGAAAAACGCACGTACAGCGGCATCTGGGACGGCAGCCTGAAACCGGCATACAGCAACAACCCGGCCTGGTGCCTGTGGGACATGCTGACTCACCCGCGCTACGGCATGGGAAAACGCCTGGGGGCGGCGGATGTGGACAAGTGGGCGCTGTATGCCATTGCGCAGTACTGCGACCAGATGGTCCCTGATGGTTTCGGGGGCACAGAGCCGCGGATGACCTTTAATGCGTACCTGTCACAACAGCGTAAGGCGTGGGACGTTCTCAGTGATTTCTGCTCGGCGATGCGCTGTATGCCGGTATGGAACGGCCAGACGCTGACGTTCGTTCAGGACAGCCCGTCGGATGTGGTGTGGCCGTACACCAACAGTGATGTGGTGGTGGATGATAACGGCGTGGGGTTTCGCTACAGCTTCAGCGCCCTGAAGGACCGCCACACGGCGGTGGAGGTGAATTACACCGACCCGCAGAACGGCTGGCAGACCTCCACGGAACTGGTGGAAGACCCGGAAGCCATACTGCGCTACGGACGCAACCTGCTGAAGATGGATGCGTTCGGCTGCACCAGTCGCGGTCAGGCCCACCGTGCCGGGCTGTGGGTGATAAAGACCGGACTGCTGGAAACGCAGACGGTGGATTTCACGCTCGGGTCACAGGGGCTGCGTCACACACCCGGTGACATTATTGAAATCTGTGATAACGACTATGCCGGGACCATGACCGGCGGACGTGTCCTGTCCATCGATGCCGCCAGCCGCACCCTGACGCTGGACCGTGAGGTGACACTGCCGGAGACCGGTGCCGCCACGGTGAACCTGATTAACGGCAGCGGTAAGCCGGTGAGTGTGGACATCACCGCACACCCCGCGCCGGACCGGATACAGGTCAGCACCCTGCCTGATGGTGTGGAGACATACGGTGTATGGGGACTATCCCTGCCGTCACTGCGCCGTCGCCTGTTCCGCTGTGTCTCCGTCCGGGAAAACACGGACGGCACCTTTGCCATCACGGCGGTGCAGCACGTACCGGAAAAAGAAGCCATCGTGGATAACGGTGCCCGCTTTGAGCCGCAGTCAGGCACCCTGAACAGCGTCATCCCTCCGGCAGTGCAGCACCTGACGGTGGAGGTGAGCGCAGCTGACGGCCAGTATCTGGCGCAGGTGAAATGGGACACGCCGCGGGTGGTGAAGGGCGTGCGCTTCAGTCTGCGCCTGACCAGCGGAAGCGGAGAAGGCAGCCGTCTGGTGACCACCGCCATCACTGCGGATACAGAGCATCGTTCCAGTGGTCTGCCGCCGGGGGAATACACCCTGACGGTCAGGGCGATTAACAGTTATGGCCAGCAGGGGGAACCGGCCACCACCACGTTCAGGATTAATGCACCTGCGGTACCCGCCACGATTGAGCTGACACCGGGCTATTTTCAGATAACAGCGGTCCCGCGTCTTGCGGTGTATGACCCGACGGTACAGTTTGAGTTCTGGTTTTCGGAGACAAAAATCGCAGATACATCTCAGGTGGAAACCTCTGCCCGTTATCTGGGGACCGGCAGTCAGTGGACTGTCCAGGGAAGCCGGATTAAGCCGGGGACGGATTTCTGGTTTTACGTGCGCAGCGTCAACCTGGTGGGGAAATCTGCGTTTGTGGAAGTCAGCGGGCAGCCCAGCAATGATGGTGAAGGGTATCTGGAATTTTTCCGGGAAAAAATAGGAAAACTGCATCTGGCTCAGGGGCTATGGGAGCTGATAGACAACAGCCAGCTTGCGGATGAGATGGCGGAGATGAAGACCACCATCACGGAAACCCGCAATGAAATCACACAGACGGTCAGTAAAACGCTGGAGAACCAGAGCGCCATCATACAGCAGATACAGCGCGTGCAGAAGGACACAAATGATGACCTTGCTGCACTTTACATGCTGAAGGTACAGAAAACAAAAAATGGCATACCCTATGTTGCCGGTATTGGAGCGGGGATTGAGGATACTGATGGCCAGCCCCTGAGCAACATACTGCTGCTGGCTGACCGTATTGCGATGATTAACCCGGAGGACGGCAACACCACGCCGTTATTTGTGGCGCAGGGGAATCAGTTGTTCATGAACGATGTGTTCCTGAAACGACTGTTTGCGGTGAGTATCACGTCATCCGCCAATCCCCCGACGTTTTCCCTGACGCCGGAGGGCAGGCTGACCGCAAGAAATGCTGATATCAGCGGTAACGTGAATGCGAATTCCGGGACGCTCAACAACGTCACGATTAACGAGAACTGTCGGGTTCTGGGAAAACTGTCCGCGAACCAGATTGAAGGCGATCTCGTTAAAACAGTGGGCAAAGCTTTCCCCCGGGATTCCCGTGCACCGGAGCGGTGGCCATCAGGGACCATTACCGTCAGGGTTTATGACGATCAGCCGTTTGACCGGCAGATTGTTATTCCGGCGGTGGCATTCAGCGGCGCTAAACATGAGAGAGAGCATACTGATATTTACTCCTCATGCCGTCTGATAGTGCGGAAAAACGGTGCTGAAATTTATAACCGTACCGCGCTGGATAATACGCTGATTTACAGTGGCGTTATTGATATGCCTGCCGGTCACGGTCACATGACGCTGGAGTTTTCGGTGTCAGCATGGCTGGTGAATAACTGGTATCCCACAGCAAGTATCAGCGATTTGCTGGTTGTGGTGATGAAGAAAGCCACCGCAGGCATCAGTATCAGCTGAATTTTATAACCCATATACGGGCGCCAGAAATGGCGCCTTTTTTATTGCAGAAAAGCGAGAGGTAATTATGCGTAAACTTTATGCCGCCATTTTGTCCGCAGCCATTTGTCTGGCCGTATCCGGTGCGCCTGCATGGGCGTCTGAACATCAGTCAACGCTGAGCGCGGGGTATCTTCATGTCTCGACGAACGTTCCTGGCAGCGATGAACTGAACGGGATTAACGTGAAATACCGTTATGAGTTTACGGACACACTGGGGATGGTGACGTCGTTCAGCTATGCAGGAGACAAGAATCGCCAGCTGACCCGTTACAGCGATACCCGCTGGCATGAAGATTCCGTTCGTAACCGCTGGTTCAGCGTAATGGCGGGGCCGTCTGTGCGCGTGAATGAATGGTTCAGCGCGTATGCGATGGCGGGTGTGGCTTACAGCCGTGTGTCGACTTTCTCCGGGGATTATCTCCGCGTAACTGACAACAAGGGGAAAACGCATGATGTGCTGACCGGAAGTGATGACGGTCGCCACAGCAACACGTCTCTGGCGTGGGGAGCTGGCGTGCAGTTTAACCCGATCGAATCCGTGGCCATTGATATTGCTTATGAAGGCTCCGGCAGTGGCGACTGGCGCACTGACGGCTTCATCG